CGATGTCTCGATATGGGATCTGGAGGCAGCTTCCGAATTCGCCAAGAGCTTTGAGAGCGCGGTTCTCCAGGTTGCCACGGAAGCACTGAACATTGCCGCCGCACAATATCCGGCAGATGCTTTTTTCCCCGTCGTTTATGGGGAATCCGATGACGGGAAAGACCCAGTGGAACTCTCAATTGCATTACCGCTTGGCCGCGAGGAGGGCGATGACCAACCGCACTGGCGAGTGTCGCTCGTTGACGTGGTCAAGCAGGACCTGGAAGGGGCATGGCGAGGGGATGGGCTGGACTACTACGCCCCGCAATTCACAAAGCTCCGCGACGGATTGCTCGCCCTTGCCGCCATGATCGACAAGGCACTGGAGACCGGAGAGTATCCCAAGTGAGCACCACCCCTTGTGAGAACGTCCCGGCAACCCCACTAAACCCGGTTGACGCCCGACTCCGCCAATGGCATGTTACCACTGTAGCGGTTTTATGCATGAGCCTGCATGATCGAAGTCATCCGCCGCGGCGTCCCCTACCCGGAGCGGACCCTGCAGGTCGAATGTCTTGAATGCCTGTCGCTGCTTCGCCTTCAAGGGGCTGACGTCATCGAAGGGACATCGGTCAAATACATCGTCTGCCCGGTGTGCAATGAATGGGTGGACGCCTCCCGCGCAAAGCCTTATGTCCCCGATCCATCGCCGCAGATCGCGTAAGACATACCCCAAGCGCCTCGCAGCCCGCATCTACCTCAAGGCCCGCGAAGCCGGCATGAACCCGCAAGAAGCCGCAGCACAAGTTGCTTTAGGCTTAAAGCATAACAAACACTTGGATGACGGCCGTTATGGTGTTCAAACCCGGACAGGCCGGTAACCCGACAGGCATCCAGGGAACCAGAGCCAGACTGGTTCGTGATGCCCTCAAAATGGAATTTGCCGCCTTCGAGCTCGGTGATCCGGTCGAGGTCAAGCCCAACACCTATCGTGACATGGCCCGAGCCATGATCAACAAGGCCTGCGGCGGCGACGTTTCCGCCTTCACCGAGATCGCCAACCGCATCGACGGCAAGGTTCCCACCCCGGTCACTGGCGGCGATGACGACGACCCCGCCATTCGCATGGTCCATCGCATTGAGCGTGTCATTATCGACGTTGACCATCGAGACGGCAGCCCCGTTCCGCCCCCTCCTGAAGCCGAGCCGATATAAGGGCGCTTACGGTGGTCGAGGCTCCGGCAAGTCTCACTTCTTCGCCGGGCTGCTCGTCGAAGACAGCATTCGCCATCCGGGCGAAAATGCTGGCGAAGGCCTGCGTTCGGTTTGCATCAGAGAAGTCCAGAAAGACCTTACGCAATCGGCCAAGCTGCTCGTTGAAGACAAGCTGATCGCCAACCGGCTTGGCGAGGCTGACGGCTTCAAGGTCTATCACGACCGGATCGTAACGCCGGGCGATGGCCTGATCATATTCAAGGGTATGCAGGACTATTCGGCCGATAGCATCAAATCCCTCGAGAAGTTCAAGCGGGCGTGGTGGGAAGAGGCGCAGACTGCCCAGCCCACCTCACTTGCCATGCTTCGGCCAACCATTCGCGAGGATGGCTCGGAGATCTGGTTTTCGTGGAACCCAAGGCGCAAGAACGATCCTGTCGACCAACTCCTCCGCGGGCCAACCCCTCCCACCGGGGCCATCGTCGTCAAGGTCAACTGGGAGCGCAATCCCTGGCTCCCCGAGACGCTGAAACAGGAACGGCTCGACTGCCTTCGCGACAACCCCGACCGGTACGATCACATCTGGGAGGGGGGCTACGCCACCTCCCACGCCGGCTCATACTTCGGCAAGCTGTTGGCGACGGCGAAACTCGAGGGGCGGATTGGCAGGGGCGTTGTCGCCGATCCGTTGCTCCCGCTCCGCGCTTTCATCGACATTGGCGGCTCCGGGGCTCTCGCCGACGCCTTCGTCATCTGGATTTGCCAATGGGTCGGCCAGGAAATCCGGGTGTTAGACTACTACGAAGCCGTCGGCCAGGTGTTGGCGACCCACGTAAACTGGCTCAGATCCAAGGGTTATGGCAAGGCGATCATTTCGCTTCCGCATGATGGCGTCAACACTAACAACATCACCGGCAAGCGCTACGAGGACCATCTCAGGGAGGCTGAATTCACGGTTAACCCGCCTGTCGCCAACCAGGGCCGCGGTGCTGCCATGATGCGGGTCGAAGCCATCCGGCGGCTGGCTCCGCGGATATGGTTCCATGATATGAAAACCGAGGCGGGCCGTGAGGCTTTGGGGTATTATCACGAACGGATGGACGAGACACGCAACATCGGCCTCGGGCCTGAACACGATTGGTCGAGCCATGCTGCCGATGCCTTTGGCCTGATGGCAATCTGTTACGAGGAGCCGAGCCGGGCCAAGGACTTCAACCGGAAGATCCAGTATCAAAGGCTCGGCGTCGCATGATCGCCGACCTGAACCCGAGGGAATTCAAGCACGATGCGGACTTCGCCCGCTTCCTGATCGAGTGGCATTCCCCGGAAAGACGGAGAAAACGCTGGCTTCACAGGATGGATCTGGCACACCGAGCCAAGCTGGAAACCGCGGACTTCGCCCGCCGGCTGGCAACCACGACGGATCCCTACGAGCGCTGTCGTCTCCTTGGCCGGAACCTCGGTCCCCGTGGCAAGCCGATGCTGACCGATGACGGGAGCGGGTACGACTACGGAAGCCAAGCCTGATGGCACTGGACAAGAGCGATCCCAATCCGGGGCTGCCGCGGAAGCCACTGTACCGGGCAATCCGCGTTACGAAGCCCGTTACGGCCGTTACGAAGGAACCGTTACGCGTTACGCGGTCACCCGTTACGAAGGCCAAAAGCGTAACGCCCGTTACGGAGGAGCGTAACGCGCCAAAAAGTGCCGCCGAGCGGATGAAGGCCTATCGCGTCCGCAAGAGGACCACGAGCTGACCCTCGGACAAGCCACCCCCCAATGTGTTGAGCCCCGAGGGCCGAGGGCCGGCGACGGACGGACCAGCCTCCTGATCTGTCGCCGGCTTTCCATGGGAGCAAAGAGGGTGGCCGAAGCCACCCCCCAGGTGCAGTGTCCGGTCCGGTTTGCGGTCCATCAGAGGCGCAGGATTTAACGGTCCCTGTCTGGGGACCACCGAGCCGGAGCCCAGTGGCCTAGTGCAGGGCCCAACCGCTTCCCTAACCAGTTCGCCGGGCTTACGAACGGGTATCCATTGCTGGATACCTTGAATGCCGGCACCCCTTGGCACCTCACTGCAAAGGCAGCTTCCCACAGTAGCAATAGCGAGACACTAATGGCAACCACCATTCCCGACAGCATGCCGGCCGACTGGCTCGACGACGGCGCCGAGGTCCGCGGCACCACGCCGGATGACGCAGAACTACGCAAAGCCATGCAACAGGCCTATCGTGAGGGTCTGGCGCGGCTCGGGGTCGACGGCATCATGGGCAGCCTCAAGGATCTCTGCATCCGGGCAGCCGGTGGCGAGGTCGAACCCGAGCCCAACCCCGAGCCTGAAGAGCCGCCATCGCATCCGCCGCCCCTCGGCCATGACGGGATGGCGGTCTGATGCAGGCGGAAGAGGATGTCGCGCGAGCCAAAGAGGCGGAAGCTGCCTTTCATGCCCGGCTCAATGCGGCCAGGGAAGATCTCGAACACCCCAACCCGTATGTGAGACATGGGGCGGCATATACCATCAGTCAGATGACCTGCATCCCCACCGATGCTCGTCGGTTCCCTGACGATCATCGGTGGCTTGGCAACTGGCAAGAGCGGCGGTCCCCCGAACTGGACAAGTACCTCAAGCGATGCCGCAGTCTCTGGCACAATGAAGTGGTTAAACCATGGCGCGCCTCGATGAACGCGAACTGACCGCCATCCTGGCAGCCGAGAAACGCGACGCATTGTCCGCCGACCAGGCCGCTCGCCTCTCCGAAGAACGCGAGAAGGCGATGGACTACTACAACGGCGATATGAAAGCCGACATGCCGGCCCAACCGGATCGGTCGCGGGCCGTCTCCTCCGATGTGCTCGACACGGTCGAGGGCCTGATGCCGGGCCTGATGGAGATTTTCTGTGGCGGTGACGAGGTGGTACGGTTCAACGCCGTTTCGGAGGAGGACGAAGAACAGGCGCAGCAGGAGACGGACTACGTCAACCACGTCTTCATGCAGAAGAACGACGGCTTTGGCGTCACGTACAGCTTCGTCAAGGATGCGCTCTTAAGCAAGAACGGTGTGGTCAAAATCTACTGGGAGGAGCGCGAGGACGAGGACCGGCAGACCTATTACGACCAGTCGGAAGACGTTTATGCGCTGTTTCTGGCGGACCCCGAGGTTGAGGTCATCGAGCACACCGAGCACGAGCCGGAAATCCCGGAGGTCGGGGATTTAGCAGCCTCGGGGATTTCGGTCCCCGGACTTGATCAGGGGATCGGGCAGTCTCCCATCACAGCAGGGATGCCCGTAGGACCGGGGATGATGCCGACGGGGCCGATGATGCCCGGTCCCGGCCCAGAGATGCAGAACCCGATGCCGCCGGGAATGCTCTCCCAGGGGCCGGAAATGGCTCCTCCAGCGGCCGAACCTGCTCCCCCCGCCTACGGTCCCCTCCACGACTTCACCACCGTCCGCAAGCGCACCTATGGCTGTTGCAAGATCGAGCCGGTGCCGCCGGAAGAGTTTGGGGTCAGCCGCCGGGCCCGCCTCGGTCAGCCCCTCGACTACAGCTACCACCAGGTGCAGCGCACCGTGGCCGAGCTCATCGCGCAAGGCTTCGACGAGGATCAGCTCGAGGACCTGCCCGACAGTCCACCGGAAGAAAACAGCGAGAGCATCGCCCGTAACACCGTCGAGGACGACAAGACCTACTCATCATCGGTCAATCGGGCGACCCGGCTGATCACCGTCACCGAACACTATGCGACCCTCGATTACGAGGGCGACGGCAAGGCGGGTCTTTATCGGGTGACCACGGCCGGCGGCGAGGACGGACAGATCCTCAAGCGCAACGGCAAGGC